GTAACTGCACCAGACCAATTCAAGTCATATGATGACCTGAAGAAGCGTTTGGATTATGTTCTAGGACATAAGCAACCAACACGTCGTGTATATGACGAAGAAGTTGCAAATGAGGATAACAGTCGTGGTTCTTATGCACCAGACTTTAATGCTCGTAAGGCAGAAGCAACAGTTGCTGCAGCAGTTTCATCACCAGCATCGGAAGATGAAGATGATGCACTGAAGTACTTTCAGAAACTAGCTGAAGAGTAGTTATTGATATAGTCTAATATTTTCTGCTTTCTTAAGGGATTTACTGATGTATTCAGTAGATCCTTTTTTATATTTCATCATCTCAGATAGATCATCAATGACTAATGAGACATAGAGTGGTTTTAATAAAAATATATTTCTTTTATCATCTTCAATTTTTACTTCGTATTCATAATTGTTTATTGGAGTAACTAATGATGTATTGTATGCTTCATCAGCACCCTTAAGTAGGTTGACATAACCATCAACTAACCAATCATAATATGTAAGAGTATAATCTGGAGAAACTGTTAATCCTTCTGCTAATATTTCTACATCAGCAGAGTTTTTAATTTGTTTAGTTTCATAATGATGAACTCCATTGTAAATTCTATTGTAGGTATCTGTATCCGAATCACCTGACTCAGTATATTTACCAATAAGATAATTATCAAACCCTTGTTGAGACATGGGCCATTCTGATTGAATGTTAATAATATTATTGCAAAGTAAAACTAACCAGTCTAGATTTGAGTCATCATAGAAATCGTAGGCAACATTATCTGGTCGATCATCACCACTGACTTTATATTTTGTAAAGACAGAAAGGTCTTGGAAAATATCCTCTCTCAATGTACCTCTCTTGAAGAGGTTTTTTACTGGCATGTACTCACCTATTTTAGCATTAGGTAATCTGCTTACATAATCAATGTTTGGAAGTTTTTTAAAGTAATTTGACATTTTAGTAACCTATACCTGCTGCGTCTGTTCCACCCTTTGGATTTGCCAACATCCCTTGTCCTCCTGAGAACATTTCTGGATCATTTAGAGTTTCTTTATCTAGAGTATCATAATCATCATTGAAGATAGGATCAAGTTCAGTGAATGACATTTGAATTTTGTACTGAGTCATTGTACCATCACTGAATGTTGAGTAGTTTCCGTTGGGTGTGTAGTCTGTTTGGAAACTAGTCATTGCACATTCCTTAAATCTATTTAAGTTATATGCATTATTGATATATTCTATTTGATAAATCAATGGTGTTCTTAAGAAGTAACCCTTTACAGTTCTTCTTGGTGCTGATGCTTGTTTAAATGTTCTTATGATTTGTTTGACAGTCTGTGCTTCTTGTGGATTACGTGGAGATAGATTAAAACTAAATTGAAAAGATCTTAGTTCAGGTTTGTTGAATAGTAATTCTACATTAGGATTGATTAATGCACCTGATCTTTTTATTAACTGTCCACCAGCACCTGTGATTTGTCCTGCAATTAATTTTTGTGCAGCATCATCCATACCTGCGGAACCCATATCACCTGCTACATTTTTTAGTAAACTTCCTGCTGCATCAGCACTATTAAATGCTGCTAGTGCTAGTTGTGCTCCCACTGCTTGAACAGGATTCAATTCTGCATTACCCCAACTCTGTTGATTATTATCTCTTAACCCACCTGGCATAGGTAATGTCACAGATCCCATATTGAATTTATGAAGAGCTGCATTACTACGATCTCTCTCTTTTAAAATTCCTGGTTGATCTTTATCCCATTCTCTTGGTTTAAAATCTCTGATTGTAAATTTAATAGCATCTTGATCCTCATCCATTATTGCTGGATATCTGAGGTTAGGGAAGAATTTTCTACCCTTAGTTTCCATTAATGATTCTCTTTCCTTACCTGATAATCCTTTTATACTTTTTGAATCACTTTCATCTATGCTAGATGATCCATCATTCATTAAGTCATTTGCTTTTTGTTTACCTGCAGCTAATCTATCCTCTTTACTAACACCTATAGTTGAATCATTATATACTTCTTTACTGACTACATTTTTACCCTGAGATACTATAGTTTTTAGACCGTCTTCACCAGTAAAGTATTCTTGTTCATATTTTCTTGAACCTTTACCTAGTAAACCAGCTGTTGGTTCTGGTGTAAATTTTTTATCCTTCGGATTATATTCCCCTACCAATCTATCTTGACCAAACTCTTCATTCCATACTTCTGTCTTTCCAGTCTTTTTATTAACCAGCACAAAATAAGCTTCATTTTTACCTTTACCATCTGGTATTGGTTTGAATCTATATTTCGTATTGTCGTTACCGTAATGAGTTTCTGGCTTATCGGTGCTTGTAAGAACTGCCATTAAAAAGAAAACTTTTTTATTATTTAGCGAGGATTAAGTATGTATTTACCATAGGGTATGGCAAGTAGGTCATCTAGTTCATTTCGTTGCACAATATAGAGTTGTCCTGCTAGTTCATTCCATGTATAATTTCTATATTTTTGCCAATGAAAGTTAAGTCCTCGGAATCCCCATGAGAATAAATCTACACAGGCAATTAAAGGATGTTGATCATATGATTCGCCAGGAGTTTTAGCATTATATACAAAGGTATAGAAACCTCCTACTTCAGGTATAGGAGTTACTGTATCATTCAGTGCATCCATAATCTCTAGCATCATTTCTTCTTGATCATTGGTTTGATTATTCAGGTCACTTAAATATTGTCTCACACGATTATCTTCTGCTTCTTCTGCAGCATTGAATCCGAAAGAGTCTGTCATGATGCTAAACCAAGTTCTCTTTCAGTAATAATTTTGAATTCAATTCTCTTATCTTTGCACCATTCATCTGCTGCCTTCCATTTTGCTTGGTTAACGGCATAGGTTTTGCATTCGTATAGGTATGATTGAGTCACCTTTTTTCTCTTTCTTGGTGGTTTAGTTTGTTTAAATGGTTTGACTTCTATCACATAGGTTTTAACCTTACCATTATTTTCTTTTACTTTAATAATAAAGTCTGGAAAGTAACGACGGGTCTTACCATCAGGAGCTCTATATGGTATAAAGAACTCTTCACTTCCCCATTGTATAATATTTTCATTTAGATCACAGTAGCCACAGAATTTAGTTTCCCAAGAACTACGACAGATAATATTATTAATATTACCCTTATATTTCTTTGGATTTCTTGGCTTATAGATACTCTTTTTACTCTCTGACATACATAATAAATAACATAGTAAGTCAAATATTATTTAGATGGCAAAGTTGGGGGTAACACCAACCCATAAAACGGTAGATGATCTAAGGAATACTATATTATCACCCTCATTAACTCCGTATTTTGAGGTTCAATTTCCTGTGCCAAGTTTCTTATCTAATTTGAATTCAGGAGCAACATCTCCATATAATTATTTGACATTGTTATGTACGGAAGCAGTATTGCCAGGAAATAATTTAATAACATTTAATGTAGATAATGATTACACTGGTGTCACAGAGAAGATGCCACATAGAAAAGTATATGATCAGGAGTTGCAATTAACTTTTTATGTTAATGCAGGTGATGATGCATATTATCCTATAAGATTTTTTGAAAGTTATATAGCATATATTGCAGGAGAAGATCCTAGTGATTCAGATTCATTAGAAAGATTAAAGGGAGCAAATTATTTTTACAGGATGTCTTATCCTGATGAGTATATGATAGATGGATTATTAATTAAGAAGTTTGAGAAAGATGGAAAGTTTATTTCAGTTACACCTGGACATGAAGTAAATAAGGAACTATCATATGAATTTATTCGTAGTTATCCTACGGCTATTAATAGTATGCCTGTTTCATATGGAGAAGCAGATGTTTTAAAATGTACTGTTACTTATTCTTATATAAGATACATTCAACACAATACATTTAGTACAAGTAGAGTAGAACCTACTCGTTCATCTAGAATAGCTAGTGTTCCTAATACTGATCCTCAAAGTAGAGATACTACACTAAGTAGATCTCAAGTAAGGCAAGCAGGTACTCCTGGTGGATTTAGTGCAGCATTAAGGCAAGAAGATTTAACTGTACGTGGAGGTAAGACTAGATCTCAATTAAGACGAGAGCAAAATCCAAACTTTGGAAAAGGTTCAAGAGAAGATCCTAGTACTCCAGCAGGACAAATAGAGAATAAGAAACAATCAAATTATAGATCTCCAAGAAGTAGACGAAGAAGATAAAAAACCCCACTAAATAAATACACTGACATTGTTATAAACATATCATGCCTTTACCAAAAATTACGACCCCGACGTATGAGTTGGAACTACCTTCTACACAAAAGAAAGTTAGATATAGACCTTTTTTAGTTAAAGAAGAAAAGGTATTATTGATAGCTCTTGAAAGTGAAGACACGAAAGAGATTACTAATGCTATTAGAGCAGTAATTAAAAGTTGTGTTTTAACAAGGGGAATTAAGGTTGAGACATTACCTACTTTTGATATAGAGTATTTGTTTTTGAACATTCGTGGTAAGTCTGTGGGTGAAACTATTGAAGTTAATTTAATATGTCCTGATGATGGTGTTACTGAAGTTAAAAAGAATATTCCTATTGATGATATTCAAATTCAACGTACTGATGGTCATACCAATCAGATAAAACTTGATGATAATATCATGATGGAATTGAAGTATCCTTCCTTAGATCAATTTATTAAAAATAATTTTGATTTTGCTGAAGGAAATCAGATGGATCAATCATTTGAATTAATTGGAACATGTATTGATAAAATCTATACCGAAGAAGAGGTATGGACAGCATCTGATTGTACTAAGAAAGAGTTGACTGAATTTCTTGAGTCAATGAACTCTTCCCAATTCAAAGAGATTGAAAATTTCTTTGAGACTATGCCTAAATTAACTCATACTATTAAGGTGAAGAATCCTAATACTGAAAAGGAAAATGATGTGGTTCTTGAAGGGTTAGCATCTTTTTTCGCTTAGCTCTGGTGCATATGAGTCTTGAGGGTTACTTCAAACTCAATTTTTCGTTAATGCAATATCATAAATATAGTTTGACTGAGATTGAAAATATGATGCCGTGGGAGCGAGACATTTATGTAATACTTCTTCAACAACATCTTGAAGAGGAAGAGCGAAAGCAAAAGCAACAACAATCTTAAATGGCGGTTAGTGTATCACCGATAAAAATAATTTCTGACCTTGGGTATGATCCTTGGGAGATAGAGAGTGATGAGGATTATTTGAGAGCCTTAAAGGAAGCTACTAATGAAATTAGTATTGCTAATCCAAGTGATGGTAGAATATCAATGTTAATGGAGGAAGTAAGAAGAGTAAGGGCAGATAGAAAAGCAGCAGATCCTAAGTTTAAAGCAAGGAAAACAAAAATAAACGTAGGTAGTTTTTTGGGTAGGGATGCGGAACCTCAAAAACTATTAGGGCCATCTAAAGATCAAAAGAAGAAAACAGCATCGGGTGGATTAGTTGATACGATAGATTCTATTGCAGAAGCAGTTGGGAGAATAGAAAATACATTAATAGAACAGAAAAAACTTGATGAAGTCAAAATAAAAAATGATAAACAAATATCAGAAAATTTAGATAGAGATAATGAGGAGAGTAGATTAGGTAAAGTAACTGGGTTTTTAAAGAAGGCAGGTGATAAAATTATTGCTCCTGTTCAAGGTATATTCAGTCAAATATTTGGGTTTATAAAAAAATTAATTCTAGGAAAAATATTTTTAAATATAATTAAATGGTTTGGCAATCCTGCGAACCAAGGTAAGATTGATGGTGTAATTAAATTCTTTAGTAATAATTGGAAGAAATTATTATCGTTATATCTTGTCTTTGGAACTGGTATAGGTAAATTTGTAAGGTTTATAACCAAAGTAGCAATAAAGGGTGTACTTAAATTAGGTGTACTTCTTGCTAAGATTGCGGCTGCCAAGGGAGTGAAAGGTGCAAGAGGTTTTGCAAAAATGCTTGGTGGTAAAAAAGGAGCATTGATAGCAGGTGGTGTTACTGCTGTAACTTCACTTGCCATGTATGGTGGTGTGAATAAGATGTTAGGTGGTGGTGAGAAAGAGGAACCACAGAAGTTTAATAAGGGTGG